TCAAAATATGCCTCGCTAGATGATGCATTTAAAGACCTTGAGGATGATGCAAGTCCTTTCTAATTTTCTTATAAAAATTTAGTTCTATGAATAAAATACCTCTATAACAAAGAGGTATTTTCATATGGCTAGAAAGAAAAAATCAAATCCACCTGTTGAGATTTCTGCTGAATCAGAAGACTTTACTTCTGATCTAATAAAATCTTTAAACAAGGAGCATGGTTCAAGAGTTGCTTATAACTTGGCCTATGATGAATCACCGACTCATGTTAATAGATGGATCAGTACAGGCTCTAGGTTGTTAGATTATATCTGTTCTAATAGAAAAGATGGCGGGCTGCCAGAGGGTAGAATAGTTGAAATATTCGGACCTCCGAGCATTGGTAAATCACATATTGCAACTCAAATTGCAAGAACCACTCAGAGAATGGGAGGTATTGTTGTTTATATAGACACTGAGAATGCAACTTCTGTGGAAAATCTTAAGATGCTAGGGGTTGATGTCTCTAGCCGATTCGTGTATGTCGATACACACTGTACAGAAGAAGTTCTTTCGATTGCAGAAGCAACTATTATGAAAGCAAAGGCAATGGACAAAAATGTTCCAGTTACAATTGTCTGGGATTCTGTTGCGGCTTCTTCTCCGAAAGCTGAGCTCATGGGTGACTATGATAAGGAGTCAATTGGCCTCCAAGCTCGCGCAATCTCGAAAGGTATGCGAAAGATAACGGGCGTGATTGCTAATCAAAACGTTCTATTTGTAATCCTGAACCAGATTAGGACAAAGATTGGTGTCATGTATGGAGATCCAGACACCACACCTGGGGGAAAAGCTATTCCGTTTCATGCATCTACTCGTATTAAACTAGGCGCTGGTCAACAGATTAAAGACGGTGATGATGTTATTGGGATCCATGTCTCAGCTAAGACAATAAAAAATAAAGTTGCACCACCCTTTAGGAAAATTGATTTTGAAATTCATTTTGGAGTTGGGATCAAAGAGCATGAACAAGTCTTCGATGTTTTAAGAAAGAATGGTCCTGAGGTTGTTGATGGAAAGGAAGTATCTGTTTCTGGGACAGGATCTTGGAAGTGCTTTTCTGTTACAGACACAACTACAGGAGAAGTTCTAATTGAGAAAAAATTTCACAAGCCAAAATTTGATGAAATCATGAACAATCCTGAGTACTCGTCATATATAGATGGCTTACTTGAGGTTGCAATGGTGAAAAAGTTTGCAGGTGACCCTGAGATTGATCTCAATTCTTACTCTGAAGTATCAGCACTCCAAGACGCAATGCTGGAGATTGAGAGAACGTGAAAAGACCTGATCTATTTCTAATAGTTGACGGTCTTAATCTTTTTACAAGACATTTCGTTGCTCACCCAGCTGTGGGAGAAAATGGAAATCATGTAGGCGGGGTTGTTGGATTTTTATATAACTTAATTCATCTAATAGAAGATTTTAAACCCTCTCAGGTCTATGTTGTTTGGGAAGGCGGGGGTGCATCTAGAAAGAGAAGTATCTACTCAGACTATAAGAAAAAAAGAAAACCTGAGAAGCTTAATAGGTTTTATGAAGATGATATCCCCAATACAGTTGAAAATAGAAACGATCAGATATCTTTGCTGGTTGATCTGATTAAAAACATGCCTATCTGTCAGATTTATGTTCCAGACTGTGAAGCAGACGATGTCATAGGTTACTTGTCAAAATATAAGCTAAGTGGAAACAGAAAGCTTATAGCATCTTCAGATCGAGACTACTATCAGCTTCTTGACAAGGAAACAATTATCTACTCTCCTACTTGGAAAAAGCTTGTAACTAGTAAAGAAGTTAAGTCAAAATTCTTAATAAGTGCAAATAATTTTTGCTTAGCCAAGGCAATATGTGGAGACCCATCAGACAATATTCCAGGTGTGAAGGGTGTAGGGTTTAAAGTCCTAGCTAAAAGATATCCGATGCTTTCCTCAAGTCTCGACATAGATATATCTGAAGTGATGAGTCATTCTCAAAAGATGATAGACGACGGAAGTAAAATTAAAGCATACGGATCAATTCTAAATTCAGAAGACATGATATTAAGAAACTGGAAGCTTATATATCTAGACACGTCTAACCTCACACCTTTTCAAATATCAGCTTTAGTAAATATTGTTGATACTTTTACCCCTATAAGAAATAAAATGGCAGTAATGAAAACATTACTTAAAGCCGGAATAAAGACATTTAACGTAGATAGACTGTTTTCATGTTTATCAATAGTCGGGAGATAGATGACTGATACAGTAGGACTATTCAAGCAATATGGAAAACCTTTTCAAGAAAAGGTCTTTCAATCATTTATAACTGATAATAATTGGGCAGCTCAGATGATGGAAGTCATGACGCCTGATTATTTTGACTTAAAGTATCTTCAGTATCTTTCTGAGAGGTATTTTGCATATTATGAAAAATATAAATGCTTCCCAACACTACCATTGCTAATTAGCATTATCAGAGATGATCTAAGGGAGGGAAGTGATACAATTTTACGTGATCAAATTGTTGAATTTTTACATAGAATTAGAATGAATCCTGATGTTGGAGATTTACAGTTTGTTAAAGATAAGTCTTTAGACTTTTGCAAAAAGCAATCGCTTAAAAGCGCACTTGAGACTGCAGTTGATCTAATATCTTCAAATCAATATGAGTCTGTTGTAACATTGATGAAAGAAGCTATTTCAGCTGGAATGCCTAGCACACTCGGGCATGATTTCTTTGAAGACATGGGAACAAGATTCACACGAATTTCAAGGGTTACATGTCCGACAGGGCTTGCTCAGATCGATAAAAAAGACATTCTAAACGGAGGTCTGGGAAGGGGAGAGATCGGTGTTGTGACCGCCCCAACTGGAGTTGGAAAATCTCACTTCCTTGTACACGTCGGTGCAGAAGCACTAAAGAGAGGAAAAAATGTTATACATTACACATTTGAGCTTTCTGAAAATGCTGTTGGGCTAAGATATGATAGTCACTTATGTGATATTCCAAGCAATGAGGTGATTGACAGAAAAGACGAAGTAACAAAAGTATACGAAGGGTCGGACTACGGTCGTCTTATTATTAAAGAATATCCGACAGGATCTGCTACTGTCCTAACAATTAGAAATCATATTGAAAAACTATTACTTAAGTCTTTTGTTCCAAGTTTAGTTGTTATAGACTACGCAGACATTATGAGATCTACTAGACGGTTTGATTCTCTAAGACATGAGCTCAAGCTAATCTATGAAGAACTAAGAAATCTTGCTATGGATTTAAATATTCCCATCTGGACTGCATCACAGGCGAATAGAGATGCAGCAAACGCCTCTGTTGTCGGTCTCGAAAATATGTCAGAAGCTTACGGAAAAGCGATGGTTGCTGACGTTGTCTTGTCTCTATCCAGGAAACCAATGGAAAAATCTTCAGGGTGTGGAAGAATCTTTATTGCAAAAAATAGAGCAGGAAGAGATGGAATTTTATATCCGATTTATCTTAACACTGCAACATCAACACTTAAAATAGTCGAGGGAACTGAAGAAATGTCTCTTAGTGAAGTAGTTGAAATGGATGGTAACTCTATGAAAAATCTTCTTAGAGAAAAGTGGAAAGAAGTTAACGGATAAGATAATTTAGTGTATTTATGTAATTACTAGGAGAAGAATGTGGGAAGCTTTCAAAATGCATATAAGAAGAGTTTAAAATATTTTAATGGAGATGCACTTGCTTCAAATGTCTTTGTAACAAAATACGCCCTTCAGAGCAGAGAGGGCGACTATCTTGAAGAGACCCCCGATGATATGCACAGAAGAATAGCATCAGAGTTTGCCAGGGTTGAGAGTATGTATCCGAATCCCATGTCAGAAGATGAAATTTTTTCTCTGCTTAGGGGCTTTAAGTACGTTATCCCTCAGGGTAGTCCCATGTCTGGAATTGGAAACTCTACTCAGGTCCAGTCTCTATCTAATTGTTTTGTTATAGAACCTCCGTTCGATTCTTATGGCGGTATTTTAAAGGCAGATCAAGAGCTAGTTCAGATTGCAAAGCGACGAGGTGGTGTTGGATTTGATATATCTAACATTAGACCAAAGGGCTTGACAACGGGCAATGCTGCGAGGACTACTGACGGTATTGAAGTCTTTATGGATAGGTTTTCAAACTCATGTCGTGAAGTTGCCCAGGGAGGTCGTCGAGGTGCCCTGATGTTGACAATTTCTGTTCATCATCCACAGATTCGAGACTTTATTAAGATCAAGAGAGATCTAAAGAGAGTTACCGGAGCAAATATTTCAATTAGACTAACAGATGAATTTATGAATGCCGCCAAGGACAAGACAAGTGTCCAACTTCGATGGCCAGTAGATTCTTCAGATCCAGAAATAACTGATTTAGTCGATGCTTCTGAGGTATGGGATGAAATTATAGAATCTGCTCATGGGTGTGCAGAGCCAGGTCTTTTGTTTTGGGATACAGCTACTCGATTAACACCTTCTGATATTTACACAGAAGAAGGATTTGGCTCTGTAAGCACAAATCCATGCGGTGAAATCATTCTTTCTCCTTATGATAGTTGCAGACTAACTGTTGTAAATCTTTTTTCTTTTGTTAAGAAGCCCTTTACTGGGTCTTCTTATTTTGACTATGATCATTTTTCAGATGTTGTTCAAAAAGCCCAGCGACTTATGGATGACATGATTGATCTTGAGATTGAGCAAGTTGATAAGATTTTAAGTAAAATAGAAGAAGACCCAGAGCCTAATTCAGTTAAAGAAATTGAAAAAAATCTATGGAAAAGTATTAGAGATCAAGCAGTTCAGGGTCGCAGGACAGGTCTTGGTGTAACAGCAG